CTGATGATGATTGCAACTTAAAGCAGATACCGCTATTGAAGAAGATTTGGAAGTGTCCAGTGGGATACAGTAGCCACAATTCGGGCATTTTGCCCACTTCTCTTGCCGTGGCTCTGGGGGCAGAGGCGATTGAAGTCCACATCACGCTTGATAGAACAAGTTATGGCACAGACCAACCAGCCTCATTTGAAAAGAGGGGGTTGGAATTAGTAGTTAGAGATGCTAGAAATGTAAGGAGGATAATATGCCGTGGGTAAATGCTGACATCACGAATCTTTTTATGGTATTGGATAAAATACTAGCACGATTGGAAAGTATTGATAAGAAGCAAGGTAATGCTAAGCGGACTAAGCGTTCTAAACCTAGAACTGACGAGTAAATGCAACAAACGATGTTGGATGTGTGGGAGACGCAAGATAGAGCGAGACTATCCGCATCTGGCTAACTGGGGGGATATGGATTATGAAATGGCTCAGCGGGTATCTAGTCAGACACCGAGTGGAGTGGTGGTTCAGTTTCACGATAATGGAGAACCTTTGCTCTACCCTCGACTTGGGGAAGCACTTTCTCTATTTAGCAATCAGATTAGGTGCTTGGACACTAACGGTAAATTGCTCATTGACAAGGCAGAAGAAATCATAGGCAATCTTGATACTATCACCATATCCACCTTTGAGGGGGATGGTGAAGCCGATGAGCAATGTGAAACTCTGGTAAGGTTTTTAGAAATAAAGGGCGATAGAAAGCCAAGAGTAATAGTGAGGTGCTTGGGAGAAGTTGAATTGGGCAGATATAGGGAGTTGGATTGTCTTATTGCTACTCGTGTTCTTCATAATCCTATGGGTAGTTTTGGTTATAAAAGGAGGACAACGGTTCCTGAAATAGGTATCTGCCTTGATGCCCTATCTCATTTGGTAATTAAAAGAGATGGCAAAGTATCAATGTGCGTCAGGTTTGACCCTGAAGGGCTGGGTATCATTGGAGACGCAACCACAGCGTCCTTGGGCGAAATCTGGCGTGGTAAACAGCGAAGGCAATGGTTGGGCTATCATATAGAGGGCAGGAGGGATTTAATACCTCTTTGCAGTAGGTGTGAGTTTTGGGGAGTGCCCGTGGGGTGATAATTGATATGGCTAAACTTTTGGTGGAAATAGACTTTGCCAAAAGTATGAGTGAGGCTAAGCGCCTAATAAAACAGGGTGCTGTCGGGATTGATGGGAAAAGAGTGGGGAGATTTGTTTGGTATGAACCTGAAGGAGAAGGCACAAGAATTAAGAAAAACGGTGCTTGAGATGTGCATCAAGGCTGGCACGGGGCATCTTACCTCCTGCTTTTCCTGTGTGGAGATAATGGTTGCGTTATTCTACGAGATTATGAAGCCAGAAGATATATTCATTTTAAGCAAGGGGCACGCCAGCCCTCTATTATACGCCATACTCGCTGATAAGGGATTAATTGACAAGGAGGAGCTATGGAAATTCGCATCAAAGGGTGGGTTGTTGGGTGTTCACTTAGACCACAATATCACCTCGGCAAGGGTGACGGCTGGTTCTTTGGGACATGGATTGGGCATATCAATCGGCCTTGCATTAAGCAAAAGACTAAACAGCGAAAGCGGGATGATTTATTGTTTACTGGGTGATGGCGAATGCTATGAGGGTTCTGTGTGGGAAGCGGCTATGTTTGCAGGGCAAGAGGGGTTGGATAACTTGACAGCTATCGTGGATTATAACGGCTTAATGGTAACTGAGGTGGTGGATTTAGAATCCCTTAACGCTAAGTGGGAAGCATTTAACTGGAGTTGCGAACTTGTAGATGGACACGATTTGGAAGCTCTCACTGAAGCATTGAGTATGAAGTGGCCTCTTCCCTCTGTTTACATAGCTGAAACTGTCAAGGGCAAGGGTATCCCCTTTATGGAATATAAACACTTATGGCACGGAGAAGCACCAAAGGGCGAGGATGCAGAAAGGGCTAGGAGGGAACTTGCGGGAAAGTATTAAAGAGGTAATTAAAACTTGGGGCAGGGAATTAATCATAGTAAATACTGATGAATACTGTGGGAAATTACTTTGTATTGATAAGGGGGGACAAAGCTCATATCACTATCACCGCAGAAAGAAGGAGACATTCTTCGGGTTGAGTGGGCAGACTCGTCTTACTGTGGAGGGTAGAGAGTATATGCTGAATCCGTTTGCCAGACCAAAGACGATTAAGCCAGGTCAATTACATATGTTCACGGGGATAACCGATGCAGTGCTAGTAGAAATCAGCACGCCACACGATGATAGCGATGTGGTGAGGGAAACTGAATCAAGGGAGGGCGATAATGGAATGGTCAAATCAGGCTAGATACAATTCGTTTAACTCATACAAGGGCTTAACCTATTATGAGCATTACCAGAAAGTCGTGGACTGGTTCAATAAGAAGAAAGATTCCAGGCTACCCCCACCAATAGAGTGTTCACTAGACCCCACCGCCAAGTGCAACTATAACTGCTATTACTGCAATTCACAGAGATACCTGCGGCAGGACTTGGGTGCAGTCCCAGCAGGCAGGAAGTTAACCAAGAAGTATATGCGGACACTCATTGACTTTCTGGCAAAGTGGGGAGTGCGTGGTGTCTGCTTGGGTGGTGGTGGTGATTCGCTACTCAGTCAGGATGCGTGGGACTTGCCGTCTTATATCGCCTCTAAGGGAATGGAATCCTCTGTGGTTACTAATGGCTCAATGTTTAACCCCCACATTATCAGGCAACTGCTCTACTGTCGCTGGGTGGGCTTCTCGGTGGATGCTGGTGATGCAGAGACTTTCTATAAGGTTCACGGGGTTGACCTGTTTGATAAGGTAATCACGAATATCAGGGCATTGGTGGAAGCCGACATTAAGGAGGGTGGCAAGCTGGACATAGCCTATAAGGTTCTGGTATTGCCAGAGAACATAGACAGCCTGTATGATGCCTGCAAGTTAGCCAAGAAGATAGGCGTTAAGGATTTCCACATCAGACCTGTGGACTTGGAGAGAAAAGACTACCGAATGGCACAGAAGCTCAACCTGGATATACCCAAGATACAGGAGATATTTGCCAAGTGCCACGAGTTAGAAAACCCATACTTCAGGGTGTTTACTGTGATGCACAAATACGATGAGGAATTCCACGTCAAGCACGATTTTGAACGCTGTTTAGCCTCTCCGTTGGTTATCCAGTGTTGCACTGATGGGTTGTGTTATGTCTGCGTTGACCACAGGATAGAGGAACGCTTCAAGTTAGGACGACACGAATATAAAGTCGGCAGGAAACTAAAGCCTGAAAAGATACTGGATTGGTGGGGTAGTGATGCACACAGGGAACTGCTAAAGAGTATTAAGCCCAGCGAGGAATGCTCCAGATGCACCTGGTCGGAATACAATCGCCAGATAGAGGATACAGTAATGGAAGATGGATTATGTAGGAGTTTCCCTTGATTATCAGTAAGACTCCATTTAGAATTAGCTTCTTCGGTGGTGGCACAGACTATCCCGTGTGGTTTCAGGAACACGGTGGGGCTGTGCTAGGAACAACTATTGATAAATACTGCTACATAATGGCTCGCTACTTACCACCGAATTTCAAGGATAAGTATCGGATTGTTCACGCTGCCGAGGAATTCGTTAATACTCTTGAGGAGATACGGCATCCTGCTATCAGGGCTTGCATTAACTTTATGGAGATTGATAGGGGGTTGGAGATAATTCACTGGGCTGATATGCCCGCTAGAAAGGGAATGGGAACTAGCTCTGCCTTTGTGGTGGGCTTACTGAACGCACTCAAGGGTGGGTATGGTAGTAGTCTAGAACTGGCGCAGAATGCCATTGAGGTAGAACAGCGAATACTCAAGGAGAATGTAGGTTGCCAAGACCAGTATCTCTCTGCCCTCGGTGGCTTCTCACACCTCGTTTTTGAAAGGAACGGTAAAATTCACAACATTTTCAAAGGCACGGATGATAGATGCTTGGCTAAATACCTGATGCTATTTGATACTGGCACTTATAGAATTGCCTCGGAGATAGCCGCCGAGCAAATAAGGGTAACGCCGTGGAAGCAAGATGAATTAATGACAATGCAGAAGATGGTCTATGAGGCACTGGAAATTCTTGAGAGTGGGGATATATTGGATTTCGGGTTATTGTTGGGGGAAAGCTGGAAATTCAAGCGTAGCCTCACCAGTAAAATATCCACCCCAAGAATAGATTCCATTTATAAGATTGGCTGTAAGGCTGGTGCTATTGGGGGTAAATTGCTTGGTGCTGGTGGTGGGGGCTATATGCTTTTCTTTGTAGAACCTGACAAACAGCACAAAGTGAGGTTGGCACTAGCTGATTTACTTTATGTGCCATTCAAGTTTGAGACTCGTGGAAGTGAGATAATATATGGACTTTGTGATAGTTAACCCCAGCTTGCCAAACCCAATGGGTGAATTTGCTGCTATTGAGCCGCCAATCTGGTGTGTTATTAATGCGGGGGTAACACAGCGAGAAGGCAAGTCTGCGGTTATTATTGACGCTGATTTAGAACAACTCACACCCCAGCAGACCGCCCAGAGAATATTAAAACATAAACCCAGAGTAACGCTACTATTGGCTATGGGGGCAAACCCCTCTGCATCATCCACCCCCAAGATGGATGCAATCATAGAGATAAGCCACTTGCTGAAGGGTAAGACAGCGATAGGCATTGGGGGCTTACACGCTGTGGCACTGCCTACTACCACATTAAGGCAGTGTGATGCGGACTTCATTATCACTGCACCGCTTATGCAAAGCCTGATAGATTTACCCTCGGCAAGTTGGGGCTTATTACCGATGAACAAATACAGGGCACACAACTGGCACTGCCTGGATGGTTCGGATAGGGGGCATTATGGTGTGATATATACCAGCTATGGTTGCCCCTTTAATTGCTCTTACTGCAATGTGCATACTATATATGGTGGTAAGGCGATGGTAAAATACCGCAAACCACAAGATGTAGTGGATGAGATAGGGCTTCTGGTGAAGAAGTATAGTGTCAGAAACCTCAAGTTTGCCGATGAGTTATTCACTATTAGAGAAGATAGGATACAGCAGTTGTGCGATTTGCTAATCAAACAAAAGTATAATCTTAATATCTGGGCTTACGCTAGGGCGGAGATGGTCAATCCTTGGATGCTGAAGAAGATGAAGAAGGCAGGGATTAACTGGCTCTGCTACGGCTTTGAGTCTGCCAGTGCCGATGTATTAGAGGGAGTGTCTAAGGGAGACCAATATGGGATGATGAAGCAGGCAGTTCAGATGACACACGATGCAGGGATTAATATTATTGGCAATTTTATCTTCGGCTTGCCAGAGGATAACCTTGATACAATGAGAGACACTCTTTCTATGGCAAAGGAATTTAACTGCGAGTATGTCAATTTCTATGTGGCTATGGCATATCCTGGCTCTAAACTATATATGGACGCACTTCAGAGTGGCGTTAAGCTACCTGAGAAATGGGCGGACTACGGGCAGTTCTCCCCCAATGTCTTACCCCTGCCAACCAAGTATCTCTCGGCAGAAGAGGTATTAAGCTTCAGGGATATGGCCTTTCAGGATTACTTCAACGATAAAGTCTATCAAGATTTAATTGGTAGGAAATTCGGAGATAAGGCAGTTAAGCATATTAAGAAGATGCTGGGGGTAAAGATAAGATGAAAGAATGGCGACCTGACGATTGGGAAGATGCTCACAGTGCTGGTTATGAGTCTAGAAATAGAAAGGAATGTTATGGTGATTGTGCTTTCTGTGCCTATGAAGCTGGTGCTGATACGATGCTGAAGGCACTAAGGGACAAGGGTGTCTTTACTTATGGTAATCATACTCCTGATATAGAGTTGTGCGATGCTCCACAAGTAAGCGGATATTGGTGCTTTATACCAGAGGGGGAATAGCTCTGAATAAGCGAGTGGTATATCTCAACGGTGAGTTCGTTCCTGAAAAAGAAGCCAGAATATCAATTTATGATTCAGCATTGATGTTTGGCGATATGGTGTTTGAGATGACTCGCTCTTTTAATGGAGTGCAATTCAAGTTAAGGGAACATCTTCTGCGATTAAAGGATTCTACGAGAGCATTGCATATTCCGTTACAAATGACTATAGGGGATACAGAGAGCACCATTGAGGAACTCTTGAAACGCAACGGGGGATACTTTGATAAAGATGATGAAATTCGCCTGCTAATCAATGTATCTCGTGGGCCACTATCAATATATGGTGAGGTCTTTGATGGCAAATTAGAACCAACGATAGTTATCTCTGCCTTCCCCTTGAAGTGGGTTCTCGGCCCGTTGGCTCACTTATATCACACAGGGGTTCACGCTATCATACCAAGCCAGCGAGCTATACCAGCACATCTATTAGACCCCAAGATTAAATCCCGCAGTAGACTCCACCTGATGATGGCTAATCTGGAGATAGCACGATACAATGACGACAGGGCGTGGGCTTTACTATTAGACCCAGATGGCTATGTAACAGAGGGAACGGGGGCTAACTTCTTTATAGTTAGAGACGGCAATCTAATCACACCCAAGCCCCACAATATTCTAAGAGGAATAAGCAGGGAATATGTTATGAAAGAGCTTGCACTAGAACCTGTATTTCAAAAGAATATTGAGCCGTATTATATCGCCACAGCAGACGAGGCGTTCTTTACCGCCACACCATTCTGTATAATGCCAGTTACCAAGTTTAACGGGATGGATATAGGGGATGGCAAGGTTGGGTATTTTACGCAATTACTATTAAATGGATGGGGTGAGAAGGTGGGCGTAGATATAGTAGCTCAAGCCGATAATTGGTCTAAAGACATAAAGGGGGCAACGCCATACAGTATAAGGGGGTAAATTATGATTAAACAAGGGGAAATAGACAAACTGGATAAGCAATGGTGGGGAGTTGTTGAACACGGTGGTTTTCTAGGAGCTATGCTCTTGTTGGCTAGGTACCCCTTACCGCCAAAGGTGGTTTTCCACCAAATAGAAATGAATCGGGTAATGAGTGGGTTGGTATATCGTGGTCACCGATGAATAAGACAATAGCTATTCAATATCTTAAAAGCTTGCCACGAAGTTGGTTGCCATCGAGTAGAGAGGGTGGGAAGTGTGGTGAGCCGAGCAATAGCGAGTTAAGAAGATGGTTAAGGAAGGGCTCGATAAGGATTAATGGGGCTAATCCGAAGCCTAACGGTGAAATAACCTTCCCAATTACGGAATTAATATTCTTCTTTAGGGGTAATCAGGTAACAATAATAGAATGAATAAAACAATAGCCATAGTTCAAGCCAGAATGGGGTCGACTAGACTACCCTGCAAGAGCTTGGCATTGGTCTGGAAGAATATGACCTTGTTGGAGATGGTCTTGCGTAGAACGATGCAGGCAAGGACATTAGGCCGTGTGATACTAGCGACTACTATGAGGGCAGAAGACGATTGCCTTGTGCGATTAGCTGATACCTGCGACATTGGTGTGTTCAGGGGCAGTGAGAATAATGTCCTAAAGAGGTTTAATGATGCTCTCTATGCCTTTCCTGCTGATGCGGTAGTGAGGGTTTGTGCTGACAACCCCCTAATAGACCCGCAGATGATTGATAAGCTAGTGGAGTTCTATTGGAAATATCGTTGGGATTATATCACGAGCGTTCCGCCTGCGACAGGTCTCCCCGATGGTGTGGGGGCAGAGATATTCTCGACCACCGCTCTACGGCGGGCAGTAATGAAAACTACGGATAAAGGCTACCTTGAAAATGTAACCACTTATTTCCAGGCAAGCCGTGAATACAGTGTTGCTTATTTGGGGGCGGGAAAGGGATACCATAGACCAAATTACAGACTAGACATTGACTACCCTGAAGACCTGACATTTATTCAGACTCTATTGAAGCACTTGCCCCCAGAGAATGCACCCTACTGGACAACAAAAGAAGTAATAGAGACATTAGATAAAGAGCCAGAATTATTAAAACTAAGGAAGGAAAGATGATTAGCCAACGAGATGCCTTCTTTAATAAACTATATGAACTAGCTCAAAAAGATAAGGACATCATTATCGTTACTGCTGATTGTGGTACACCAAGCCTTGACCAGTGGCGTGATAACCTACCAGACCAGTTTATCAATGTGGGCATCGCTGAACAGAATATGATTTCTATTGCTGCTGGCTTGGCACTGGCGGGGAAGAAACCCTACTGCTATGCTATAATCCCCTTTCTAACCCTGAGATGCCTAGACCAGATTAAGTGTGATATATGCCTTATGAATCTACCAGTAACCCTTGTGGGTATAGGTGCTGGGTTGGGCTATAACGATTCTGGGCCAACCCACCACGCCACAGAAGACATAGCCATTATGAGAGTTTTGCCTAATATGCAGATAGCGAGTCCTTCCAACGCAGATAATGCAGAACTTTTAGCACGCCTGTATAATAAGCCCACTTACATCAGGCTTGATAGACATACACCCGCCAATCCCCCCAGCATTACCGCCGTATATGATGACTCCCACCAGATGTTTTACCCACTCTGGTTAAAACCCTTTACCTTGCCCAAGGAGGTGCTTGATGCCAAACTTCTCATCACCCTAGAGGAACACCTGCTTGCTGGGGGCTTGGGTAGCATAGTGGCTGAATATCTAGTAGACAATAACATTAGAATTCCGTTAAAGCGTATCGGCATTAAAGATGAATACTTCTACAAATATGGTAAGAGAGAGGATATATGGAATGGTGAAGCTGAACTTCAGCGAATACTTGCCGAATACAGAGAAAAGAATAGACTACCTGAAGAATATTATCGGGGGCAGACCAGTAGCGATACTTCTACCAGGCCCAAGCATCGGCGAGCTAGAGCAAAGAATAAATGAACTGGCGAACTGCGATATATGCTATGCCTCCCTCAATGATTTCTGGTTCATTGAAGAACGCATACACAAAGTTCAAATAGTCCAATCCAGTGCTCCGGATAACCTCGTGCCCACCGAGAAGGATATGGAGTTCCTTGCCCGCCCTGACGATAACCTCTTTATCAGTGAAGAGGTATCCTTCCACCATAGCTTGGATACAGTGCTTGAGAACTACAACCAAAAACTCCTGTTCGTTGTTTCGGACAATAGGGGCATATATCCTCGGCAGGTATGGTTTGCACCCACCCCGCAACAACCCCTCCACTTTCTAGCACTATCGTCTTTCTTCACGCTTACTATGGTTTGCTTGATTGGAGGCGCTTCTATGATTGTTCTCTTCGGCTGTGATGGGGGCAAGATAGAAAAACAGCCCTTATACTGGGGTGGCAAAGACAACCCCTCTTGGGGCAGGCTTTTGTATGATACGGCTATTCTAAACCAACTTGCACAACCCATATTAACACAAGTGTATGCCCTGTATGGTATTGAGCCCAAGAGAATTATCAACTGCTCCCTACAAAGTCATCACACCAGCTTTGAAAAACTATCTTATGATGAAACCTTTAAGGTATTAAATGAAAACTAATCTTATATGGGGAAACTCTGGCGATACTGAAACCTCCCTGTGGCATACTGTGGTTGACTTACTGCAAAGCCACGAGAGCCAGAATGGATTATTAAAGATAAAACCAGCCAATAAAAACCAGACTGGCTTACTTGACCCAGAATTCAAACAGGAATTGGCTTGGGCTAATATGGCACTTGAGTGCGACTATTTGAGTTGGAGGCAGGGCAAGGCACTGAGGAAGTTGATGAGACCAAAGGCGTTTATCACACCCGCAGATATAAGGGCATTAATTGCCCTTGCTGTGACAGTGGGGAGAGCGGGAATGTTTATGGCAGATATAGGCACTTGGATGGGTGCGTCAGCACTAGCGTTGGCAACCGTAGCGTTCTTTAATGATGGCAAGGTTTTCTGCGTGGATACGCACAACTGGTGGGGTGATGCCATCTTCACTATGTTTAGACACATAATGAGGCGAAGGGAACTGTGGGCTAATGTCATATCCCCAGTGATGATGAGCAGTGAGTTGGCTATTGATATATTTAAGGATGAGAGTTTGGACTTAGCCTTCATTGATGCTGCCCATTCTTACGAGTATGTCTCTATAGACATACCTGGCTGGCTACCCAAAGTTAGAAAGGGTGGGATACTCTGCGGACACGATGCTGATGAAGAACACCAAGATGTATTGAAAGTGCTTCACGAGACTTTTGGCGATGACTACCTGGTAATACCTGATACCTCAATATGGTATAAGAAACTATGAAAACTGAAAAGATAGAAGATGAGAGAGCGTGGAATGAAACTTGGGGGCGTGGCATTGATGCTAATGATGCCAAGGCACTGATTGATTTGACAGACAAAGTTGCCCGCCAGAATGTGCTGGTTGCCGAGATTGGTAGCTGGAAGGGATTATCCACCCTCTTTCTTGGCTTACAGGTGCGACCATATAGAGGTAAGGTTTTTGTCATTGACCACTGGCGTGGAGACCCTGGCGACCAGGTTATAATAGCCAAGCAACGAGATGTTTTCGGGATATTCAGAAGAAATATGATTATGATGAGTCTTTGGCACACTGAGGTATTCCCCCTGCTAATGGATTCCCTTACAGCCAGCCAGATATTTGCCGACCACATTCTGGATTTAGTCTTCATTGATGCCGACCACCGCTATGATGCTGTGAAAGCTGACATAGATAATTGGTTGCCTAAAGTTAAGGTGGGGGGAATTATAAGCGGACACGATTGCCACTGTAAATATACCAACTGTTCCCAGCGACAGAAAGAAGAGATTGATGCCAATCTAAACACTAGGAATATTAATCTGGAAATAATAGACTGCCATCCTGGTGTAAGCAGGGCATTGTATGATGCCTTCAATGACGAATACTCAATGGCGGATGCCTCTACTGTATGGTATAAGGAACTATGAAAAAAACAGCCCTTGTTACCACTACTATTAGAATACCTGAAATGTTAAAGGGGTTCTGGGATAATGCGAACCTTTATCAGCACGACAATATTGAGGCGATAGTTATCGGGGATAAGAAGACGCCTTGCAAAGCCTCGGAGTTCTGTGCCTCATTACCGCATACCAGATTCCTTACCATAGAAGCACAGGAGAAGGCATTAAAGGATTACCCCGAACTATTGAAAACCATCCCGTATAATTGTGGTGACAGGAAGTTACTGGGTATGCTCATCGCTTATCTGGGGGGCTTTGATACTATTATCGCAATAGATGATGATAACTTTGTTACCACGCAAGACTACTTTAGATTCCACAAGATGGTGGGCGAGTGGGAAATACTGCCCGTGGTTGAGAACGACAGCGGTTGGTTTAACGCAATCCATTTTGCCATAGAGGAGGGGGAATACATACCTTATCATCGGGGATTTCCCCACTCAAAAAGGAAGACCAGTAATTACACCGTGAGGCAGGCTGGAGCAAAAGTGGTTGTTAATGAGGGCTTCTGGCAGGGCGACCCAGACATTGACGCGACAACACGGCTTTGCTTTACTTTATTTGAAGCCCCCCTCAATGACATTAAGCCGTGCCTCAAGTTTGTCCCACACTTTGGGCTTCAGCCAGGAACCTGGTGCACCTTCAATAATCAGAATACCGCCTTTGCCCGTGAGGTTATACCAGCCTACTTCACGCCGCCCTGCGCCAAGCGCTACTCCGACCTCTGGCCTGCTATGGTTGTCTGCTGTATTGCTGGACATCTGAACCATATAATATCCTACGGCTATCCCATAGTTGAACACAGGCGTAATGAACACTCGCTCTGGAAGGATGTGCAGGATGAGAAGGTGGGGGCTAGGGCTACCGAACCTTTGATTGAAATGTTGCGCTCTGCTAAATTCACTGGTGATAATTACCACACTTGCCTTGGTGAATTACTAGAACATTTAGAGACACAATCGGATATTATAGGGCAACTTCCCGATGACCAGGGGGATATGTTATTTGGTTTTATCAGTGGGATGCAAGTATGGCATCGGGTATTTTCGGGTATGATATAATTAAAGGGAAGAGGACTTGCGGGTGAGTGCGTTGTTAGTCCCCTCCAAGGCGCAAGGTCGAGGAGGGGCGACTTGCTTCTAGGCGCCTTAAAATAAAAAACAGGAGGATAGAATGGCACTTCAAATAAAAGCTGCTAAGAAACTAGACCTGCGGGGTAGGGGACAATTTCGAGGCTTTGTCTTTTCGCACAAAACCGACAACTACGATGTTATCGGTAGGGATGATTCGTTCAAGATTTTCACTATGACCCATATCAATGCAGACCACACACTCTACTTTAATCTGGATACTGCTGTTAAGAGCAAGAATGCGTGTTTCACCTTCATCAACAAGACTGAGGGCGCACTAATCATCTCTGCAATAGACAGAGGGCAAGGAGATTCTATCATAGCCAAGGGTGATGTTGCTGCTAATATGATTAACTATGCCTATATTGCAGCCAACCTTGCCTCTACCTGCCAGATTTGGTGTGATGGTGTCAACTACTACCACTACGATTTGGGGCCTAACTACAATACTGGCAATGTTGCACTTGAAACATATCTTGTTACTTAGGAGAGCGAGTTTTGCCTTTATATGAGTTCAAATGCGAGGGATGCGGGCAGACCTTAGAACAGCTTGCCCGCTCCCCCTCGGACAAGTGGAGTGAGTGCCCTGAGTGTGGAGGGAAACTAGGACAGTTATTCTCCCCCTTCGCCATCTTTATGGGTGCTGCCCCTTTGTCTTTCCATCACAAATTCGCTTATCCACATACTGATTCTAAGAAACCATAAAAGGAGGTTTATATGTCTGGGAGAGTGATTGTTTCCAAAGTTCTTGAGTTCTCAGAACATCCGTGGGGCGCAAACTTACTAACCACTGACGGCGTACAGTGGAGTGCTTCTGTCAATATAACCAACTCGCAAGATGAAGCCCTATATACGGCGGTGAATACTGCTGCTTTCAATATGGTGCGCTGGGGCGACCCAGGGGGTGCAGGCGTGCTAAAGGGGGCAGAGGTAAATATGACATTCGCTATAAACTGCGACAATGCTACCGCCATAGCCACCTATATCGTAGAGGGCAGAAACCTTGCCAACGCTACTGGCGATGAAACCGATTGGGTTAATCTGGTAGCTGCAACTGCTATAGCTGCTCCAATGAGTATTGACTTTGCCACCAACACACTAACCTATGCTGGCAGGCTACCGATACAGACCAACTTGAACAAAGTCCCCTTTGAAATCAGGTTGAAGTATAAGGTGAACTGCAATTCAGAGTTAGAAGTTGCCCAAATGAGGATGAGAAACTCAGGTGTCTGCAACTATATGTATCAGATTGCTGCGGGATAATGAGTGAGGTCGTTCTTCGCAAGAAAGACGAAAGATACGAGATACACGACTTGCACTTGGGTGATTTGACCCTGTCGGTAACTTACTTGAACGCAGGACAGAACACGATAGGGCATCTTCACTCACAGGAGGAGGGATACTATATTGCCAGTGGGTTGGGTAGGATGATGGTAAACGACAGGATAACGCAAGTAAGTGGGGGTCAATTTATGGTCGTGCCCCCAAACACTTATCATCGTATCTTTAATGACGGCTTGTTGTCGTTGGTGTTCATATGTGCGTGGGAAAAATAATAGCGGTGGGAGGGGGATTTGACCCCTTGCATATCGGGCACATAAGGCACTTACAAGAAGCCAGAAAGCTAGGAACTTGGTTGGTGGTATTGGTGAGTAATGATGAGGATATGATACGCAAGAAGGGTTACTGCTTTATGCCACTAGAGGAGAGGATGGAGATATTAAGAGAACTAAGGTGTGTGGATGAAGTCTGGGAAACTTGGGACAAGGATGGCACACAAGCTGAAACCTTGCGGGCAATCTGCCCCGATGTATATGCCAAGGGTGGTGATAGGACACCAGACAATATGCCTGTTAATGAAATAGAAGCCTGTGCTGAAATAGGCTGTGAGATAGTTTATGGAGTAGGAGAAAAAATACAGTCCAGTTCTGAATTAGTGAGGAAAATTAAATGACAACTACTGCATTAGTATTAAGCGAACACCTTAGCAAGGCTACTGGAGATTGGCTTCAAGTAGCAGTTACCGCCAATATCGGGGCTAACACACTTATTATATCTTCTAGTCTCAATGAACACGATGGCGGCAGCGATACTTACTTTGAAGGCTGGTGGGTTTATGTAGAAGATTACCTAAATGAAACCATAAGCAGGAAGGTTGAGCATTACTACACTGCCAATTACACGCTAGATGTTTACGGGGCAAACCTTACCGAAGACGCTCTCAATGTTTCCACTATCAGGCTCAGTCGGTATAGCTGGGCGAAAAAGCTGGAAGCAACCAATGATGCTCTAAAGGAAATCTACCCCATCCTGCATAAGAGGGTGGTAGACCAGACCACTATATCCAACAGTGACCTCTATACTTATCCGATGCCCAGTTCTCTGACAGACGGTGCTGTTCATTCTGTTCTGGTGAACGCCTATACCAATCCCGCTGACGCTGCTGCTGAGGATACTTGGCGGGAGGTATGGAATTGGGACATCGTTAATGAGGGCAATTCTATCCGCCTGCCCGTTTTATTTGATGACGGGCATAAGATAAAACTGACTGGGATTGCACCGCTGGAAGCTGTAACCACTGCTGCCAGCGTGGTAAATATAGCGGGTAAGGAACTGGAACTACTCACGGCTTATGCCAAGTATAAGCTCTATTCCCAGATGGCAGACCCCGCTGCCAGTGAAGATGTAGATAGGTATGAAAGGGCAGCATCCAAGGCTTACGGCGAATATGCGATGCTTGTTCCCAAGTTAAGAATGATTAGCCCCAGCAGACCATTAAGAATAAAGGGCATAGAGCAGGGGTGGACACCCCTACTTTATACAACCAGGTAATATGAAGGCTAAGACTTCGGGTAGCATAGTTGTTTCTTGGGGGGCTGAACACGGAAGTAAGGGCAAGTTAATATCAAGGCAGGCAAGCGTTGAAGCTCCAAGCATAAACTGCGTGAGGCTTTCTTGTTTGTGGAAGTTTGCTGTTAAATCTTTAGCCTATGTTCTGGCAATGCTCTACCATAAATACCGAGTTGAATATGCTGAGAAGAATAGAAATAAAGAAATTCCCGTTAAATATAGAACGGGTGAAGAAGCTCCTGAGAGCGTGTTGGGGCTAATATTCCAAATTATTAAACTAAGGAGGTAAGAAAATGGCTCAATCGGAGAAACCAACATATCAGGGTTATATTGAAGTAGCGAAGAGGATGAGTGTTGCTGGCGATGGCACTGGCAGTTGCGTCAACAGTGTAGTTGGCTATATTGATACCTGTAGCGCTGCTGCTGAAGCCTCAACCTATGCTTCCCCCGCGGCAACAATGTGTAATGCGGCGGGCTTTGCTCTAGTTGATGCTGATATTGTCAACACCATAACCACTGCTAACACCGATGACACAACGGGGGTTTTCCATGTGTTCACAGCCACCGCCGCTAACACAATCACGGGCTTTGGTATTTGCAACGATGACGATGATGTGCTATTTGCCGAGTGTTGCTTCGCTGCGGGTGTACCCTGTGAAACCGATGACACCCTGACAGTATCAATGGCGATGCAATTCAAGCTTGGGAGCTAGGCTTGATAGAACAAATAGCCAAAACTACATTCCAGAAGGCTATGCCCTCTGGCGATAGGGTTTTGATTGGCAATATAGACTCTAAAAACTTCAAGCCACATCTTAAACTCAATCGCTGGGGTGGTGAGTGCTTTATTAAGGTAGGCTTGCCTGTAACAGAGAGGTCACTACCAATAATTGAGGGCGATAAGATTACTTGGGAAGGTAGAAACAGGCATATCATAATGTATCCCCTTGCCCCTACTAAGCAGATGGAGTTGGGTGGGTATGAATATGAGGTAGTGCTTGAGAAGAAGCCTAAGACTAACAAGATTATTCTGGATATTCAAAGTCAGGGATTGCGGTTTGACATCCAGCCTCCCTTGACCCAACAGGAAATAGAGGACGGCTACTTTAGGCCAGATAATGTAGTCGGTGCTTATGTGGTCTCCCACATTACGAAAGGTGGGTTAGTCACCTCGAGAGACGCAGCCAGGGGCATAACGACTGGGCACGGCTTTGTGATCTATCGCCCAAAGGTTATAGATGCTAAGGGAAATTGGGCTTGGGCAGAACAGTATATTAGTCAAGGGAAGCAGATAATAACAACCCCTTGGGAGTTTCTTGAGAACGCTTCTTACCCAATACGACACATTGCTGGGGATACCTTTGGTTATAGCACAAAGGGTAGCAGTGCTACAGCTATGCGTGGAAGAATACGGCTCACTCGTGGAGCACCTGCTGGAGGGAACGGCACAGGGGATAGCGTTGGGGCATATATGACTGTTTCAGCTACCTATTTAGGCAGACCCGTTAAGGGTAATATCTACGATGATGGCGATGATGAGGATGATGTTACTACAAACCTACACGCTGATGGAGCAACTGAGGAAAAAACAGTGCCCGATGGTGCTTGGGATGACTTGGAAACATTCAACTTTTCCTCGCCCCCATCATTTACGAACGGGGTATATTATAGGGTAACTGTTTGGGGGGATGATGATGACCGCAACGGCGACCCAGGCGGTTCTCTAAATATCCGCTATAATTCTGTTGGGGGCGAGCATTATTACTATCAGATTCTAGCCTACAATGGATGGCCTGACCCTAATAGCCTCAGCCACTCCACTGGTAACATACAATCTATCTACTGCACCTATACACCAGGAGTGGGAGGAGAAGAAAAGGGGCCGATTGTTTCCAGTGTAATCGTGGGGGTCTTACCTAGTGCCACAAGACTATTAGCCTGCGAAAGGGATAGCTCGGTTATAATCGGGGACTTGGTTAGTGCTACTAGAGCACTCACCTCTATCAGAACAGCTTCGGTGATAAATGGGGTTGTAGCCAGTGCTTCTAGGTTTGTGGCTTCTACTCGAACTGCCAATGTGATTACAGGGATTGTAGCCACAACCACAAGAACCCTAGCTTCCATAAGAACCGCCTCTGTTATAATAGGGGTAGGGGCTATTGCATCACAGGCTAGACACTTTATCGGACACCTTACAGGATTTATAATAGATAGAACTTACAGCCTCGGTAAGGGAGCAGATTATGATATTGTGCCCAGAGATATATACTTTAAGGACAATGAATAAATGGCTGACACAAAACTTAGTGCCCTAACGGAGCTGGCAGCTACACCCGCCAGTGATGATGAGGTATATATTCGTGATGTCTCAGAGGCGGCAGCAACAGAGTCCAAGCGGATTACAATAGCTAATATAGTGGCTGCTGCTGTGGCCGCTGCTGAAGCTGCTGGACTAGCCTTAGCTTCAGGCAAGAATATCAAGGTAATTTCTGCTCTCACTTCTGATGATACTCAGTCTGGTCTTACTGCTCTAATGACTGCAGAGATTGCGATTTATCGTCGTCAGCTTGTTTATGTGGGTGCTGACGGTAAAATGGAGCGAGCAGCAAGAGACAGCGCAGCTACAATACCAGTTATAGCTATAACTACTGAGACTATAGCCGAAGATGCTGTTGGAGAGTTCCTATTACAAGGCTACTTTAGATATGATACCTGGGATGGCTTTACCCCTGGAGCCATTCTTTATTGTGGTCTTGCTGGTAATGTATCCGAAACAAGGCCTTCTGCATCAGGCGACCAAGTGCAGGTTATTGGAGTAGCTATTACATCAAAGATAATATACTTCAATCCGAGCCTTGTGCTAGAGGAGATACCTTAAAGAAGGAATGGGGATTGAATAGTTGTGGCTTTCGTTACGGCACGGCTAGAGTTAGAGGCTGGCACCGATGTTTTGCTACTGGAAACGGGCGATGCCTTACTACTTGAAATCGCTGGGTATGTAGAAACCGCATCAGTAATAATCGGAATTGCCACCTCAGCTTCAAGAACATTAGCTTATGATAGAGATAGTTCAACCATAATTGGTAATTTAGTATCCGCCTCTAGGGCAATCACTATATCAAGGGCAAGCTCTACGATAGTAGGGATTGATGCCTCAGCCTCAAGGGTATTGGCTTTTGATAGAGACGGCTCCACAATAGTGGGGGTATTAACATCTGCCTCAAGGGCGTTAGCCTACACGAGAGCAGCCTCAGTAATAAGTGGGATTGTAGCCAGTGCATCAAGGATTATTACATTTACTCGCACTGCTTCAGTTATTGTAGGGAATCTTGCGTCAGCTACAAAAAGTTGGGGCGGAACGAGAACGGCTTCGGTGATAGTTGGAGTGCTAGCCACCGCATCAAGAACATTGGCTTTTACCCGAATCGCTAGTGTTATAATAGGGATAAGGACTCTTGCATCACGGGCAAGGCACTTTATTGGGATTCTTACTGGATATACAATAGTGCATCAGGGGGACGAGGGCACAGTTAAAATGGCAGGTCATTATACTTCAATCGTGCCTGAATCTGTAGATTTTGAGGATGTAGATTAAATGGCAACATACACTAAAAGCAAATATGATATAGGTCTACTCAGGTCAGATGGCTCAACCAAGGTTGGGTTTATGCTTGCCCAGAGAAATGGTGCCCCCCTCTACAGCGTTTTTGATGATGAATATCTAGCTGCCCAGTTCTTTACTGGTGTGCCAGGTTACGGCTCGCTGCCTGCTGAAAAAGAAATCGCAATGAGGCAGGATGACTGGCGGTCTGGCTTTGGCTTAGAGCACTACGACTCTGCCGACCCCAAGAGATATTACTCCTCTATTGGTATGGATATGCGCCACAGGGGAATGGCTATTGCGGGCTGGGCTACAAATAGCATTGCAGTGCCAATGGGTAGGAACTTGGTGCGTCCGACTGCTACTGCTGACCCCGCTAGTGCTTGGACAGATGATGCGGCTACCTATGATGCCACCCTCTCATCCTTTGCCTTTAATACAGCAGAGGTGGGTTCAACTGGTTGGTCGCCCTACTTCTACTTGAATGCAGGGAGCGTAGCCAATTGTTCGGGTGCCAAAGTTTATGTTGGTAGGTCTGATGCGGTGGTAAATGGAATGCAGGTAGGTTTATATAATGGCAGTGTTTTCCATACCGTGTATGATGGTGACCTTAATGCTTCAGTATTAAATACTTGGGTAAGCGGGATGCTTGATGGTATTAATACCGCTATCTCTAATGCTAGAATTCGCTTCTACCTTGCAGCACCATCACACAATGCCTACATTAATGAGTTCGCCTTTATACAATCCAATATAGCCCCCGCTTCTGTGAATGCCTTTGCCAACTTTGATGATAAGTTCTTTGCAGCAGCAGGCAAGACACTATACAGGCTCAACGCTGCGGGCGATGACCTTGACCTTATTGATGGCTTCCCTGAAATTATAACTGCCCTTGAACCCTTTACTGACAACAGATTATACATCGGGCAAGGGAATACCTGTCCCCTCTGGTATATGTCCACCTCTAATGTTATTGACCAAACCACATTAGCCAATACCTCCTGGCAATTCCTTAAAACAGTTCACACTACAACCCCCACATTATATGGAAATGATAGCCCTTATACCATCCGCTCAAGTGCTGACCCTGTGAATACTGTCCCAGGAGACCCTGTAACAGTGGGTAGCTCATACTTTGATATTACAGACCTAATCAGCCACGCTGGTGCTTTGTATATGATGAAAGAGGATATGCCGTATTACCTTGATAGTTCTGGTAATGTTCAAAATGACTTAGCACCAGAGCTTGCCTCAGAGCAAGCAACTACCAGTGGCAAGAATGCCCATATCTGGCAGAATAAACTTTACATCCCTGCTGGCGACCAAACCCTAATAGAGTATGATGCTGGCGCAATTACCTATCTCAATCCATCAGATTACTCTACGGGCTTGAGTAAGTTTGTTGGTAGAGTGCAAGCACTAGCTTCAGACGGTCACTATCTATTCGCCGTAGTGGATAATGGTATGGGTGAAGTTGAAATACTAGCGGGTAGGTGGGAGGTTGTGGATGGCACAACTAAGTGGGTATGGCATCCAATATCCGAAATCACTCACTGGTCTTTCACTATTAGTGCTCAAGGAGCTTTTGTATCCACGGTTGTTCGAAAGGCGCTTTGGATAGCTCCCATAAGTTCTACCGCTGGCTTGTATTATATGCCTCTCCCAGTAGGATATGGCAATGTAACCAGCGATACCAACCGCAACTTCAAATCTGGGGGTTATATGTGGACACCCTGGCTTCACGGTAACTTCAGGGGAGACGATAAGGCATTCATTAAGGTTATCAGCGAACTGGGACATACCTATAATGATGATGTTTACTTTGATGTGCATTATAGAACATTGGAAAATAAGGCTTGGACACAGGTTGGTTTGGCTAAAGGCACCAGTGCCTCAATGGTAAATACATTATATATACCTGCCGATGGTGCTGGCACAAACCCTGTGTCCACAATGATTCAGCTTAATTACTGCGCAATTACGAATGTTACAACTGCAACCCCCATACTATTGGGTTATGATGTAAGGGGTATCCTGTATCCACCCCGCAGAAGCATCATAGCTTGCACAGTAAGGGGGGTTAATGAACTCACCCTTAAAGACGGCACAAGGGATGTGGGTTCACAGGCAGTTATCAATGCCTCGCTGTATGAAGCCAAGAACGCAACCTGGCCTGTTACATTCTACGATATGGATGGCGATACCAAGTATGTTAAGTTCCTGCCCTTACCCAGCGGCGTGCCAAGGTGGACTTTAGTTAAAGATGAAAAGGGCAGGGTGCAAGAAAAGCACTATAATCTGCTTTTACAAGAAGTGCAACTAAGCTAAAGGAGGATAACCGAAGATGAATTGTCCTCACTGTGCAAAATTGGGGTTTGAAATGCCGATGAAGAAAGATGGGCATCTATGGAGATGTCGCCTTTGTGGATATACAACTGAAGAGGAGAGAGTTAATGAAGGCACTGAACAAGAAAACCCCTCAATGGTTTAAGGACTGGCGCAACAATGAGTTCTGGCATATGGCGGTAGAAGTCAGAGCCACCACAATTATAATCACTATCATATTCGCCATTGAGATTGCGATTGCCATTAAGGTTCTTTGGGGTTAGCAGAGGCTATCACCTAATGCACTGTAGGGCATAGGGAGGACAATGGAATAGGAAGGCAGTATGATGGGGGGTTGGTTTATCCAGCCCATTATTTTTTATTTACTAGACAATTAGTATTAAATGGGGGTGATAATTTTCGTGCCTAGAATAGCCCGCTTTCCGTGCATTTCCTTATTTTGCACATAGTTTCACTTAAATGAATATGCAAGCAAATGTATGTGATTACCCAATGAGCAATTATAATGTGTAAAGAACTGCCCTAAATTGCTGTCAATGCTTGTCAAGAGGCTTGCGTAAAATAACTTTAGGGTGTAGAATTTAACTAGCAACTTGGGGGTATATGATGGCACAGCATAAAGTTGATATTGAGAAGGCATTAGGGCTACTACAGGCTGGTAACACTACTCAAGAAGTAGCAAACAACTTCAATGTAAGCCGTCAAGCAGTAGAAATTCACCGCAGTAGATTTATTAAACAGGGCTTGCTACAACCAGGTAGAGGTGGCAGGCGAACCAAGCAAAGCCCCATACACTTAACACTTGAGCAGGGCATTGACATAATGACAGATGCTTTCCGAAAAGCGAGGGACTATCCCGAACTAGAAGCGGAGCTTGAAAAATATAAGCGGGGCTATAATAATCTCCTAGAGACTATGAAATCCCTTAAACAGGGTGAGAAGAAGCGGTCAGGGCAGGAAGCTGCCTTTGCTTTAGCGGTGCAACAGGGCGAAATAAACCCTCTTAACAAAAAAGACTTGACATATCATATATTATCGTATAGACTAGACCGTAGGCACAATTAGATAACATAACTAAAGCCTGCGGTTTTTTTATGCCTAGTTTAACATAAGTAACGATGATGATTAAGCGAGCAATCAAGGAAACGATAACGGATGCACTGCTAATAGGGATGGCGGCTGACTTGCTGTATCTCTATTTTGCGGGTGCTTGGTATGACCCTTATCTCCCTATTCTAATAATAGAACTTGTGATGCTAGTTGCGATAATTGGATTTGGCATTTATCGAGTTATTATGTTTGCGAAGAATGCGACTAAATAGCTTTTTCATTGACCTTGCTTGCTGGTGTCCATCTAAATAATATATCGGCCTACACTGTGGGGAAGAGAGCCGAGCCAGCAAGCATAAAATAGCGACAGAACAGCATTATAAATTAAATACAGTAGGGGTACAATTAAGGTGAGGCATAAGCAACGCTTCAATATGGCAAGGGAGGTGCGAAATGGGTCAATCGTTAAGCATAAGGTTCAAGGGGCGTGAGGGTGAAGTCCTGCAAAAGCTTGAGATGTTTGGGTGGTCATTCGTCTGTGAGTCGGAGAAGGTCGGTTTTGAGGCATTCCAGAGATGGTATCAAGCGCAACCAGGCAATGAGAGTAGAACTATCCTTAATATGCCTAATCGGTTGGGCGCTACGAGGACTAATAGGGGAGCGATTGAACAGATGGTATCTACGATTCTTAATGCTTGGTATGAAACTCGCAAGGAGAATGAACATTTGAGGGCGGAACTGGAGCAAGAACGCAAACTACGGCAGGTACAGAACAGCTTTGGTGAAGCCTCTGTAGTAGAAACCTTTTCAAATGTTCTGTTGGAGGCAAAAATCAAGCCTTATTAAATGAGTATGAATAGAGAAGAATACAAGAAGCGCAATCAGATTATTCGTGCTAGGGCTAAAACTACCAGTCAGGCACAGATAGGGCGAGAGTATGGCTTTAGCAGACAAAGAGCGTGGCAAATCGTTCACGGGCCAAAGCGCAGTTTGTTTATGCGGTTAATAAAATTCTTAAGGGGGTGAATTATGGCTAAACACAAAGAGTCTATGAGCTTTTATAGCGATGGGAAAGTATTCGCTAAGAAGCGAGAACACGGCAATATATCAGGTGAGTATGAACTGTTAAATGATGCAGTTGAGAACAATGTTAGAACTATAACGCTCAAACTTTGTGATAAGGCAGAGCATCTAACTAGGGTGAAGGAACTAGCAAAATTGATGTGCGAGAAAATGGGGGAACAGGGGAGGGCTTTTAAGCAACTACTTGAGGACACCCTAATTGATTATAAGGATGAAGAAGTCATAAGAATGCTCGGCAAGGTTAAGGATGAAGAACCCGTTAAGGCTCGCAAGGGCTGTTTCCAAGTAATTATAGGCGATGGTCGCAAATTGGATAGCGAGGTCATACAACTTAGGGATTAGGGGCAAGGAATGGCAAATAGACCCCTCTGTTATAAGTGCCACAAAGAAGTAGGGGCTGTATCAAGATTATTAAAGGTTAAAGAGCCTCATAAGAGACCACGAAATGAGGTTTTCTGCAGGAAGTGTGCGAGAGGGATATTAAATTCTAGGGGGGAATAATTATGAAATGCCCACTACTTAATATAGGCGTTAGTTTACATCCAGGTGTATATGATAAAACGGCTACTGACTGTATCAAAAAGAAGTGTGGTTGGTGGGATAAACAGCAGGATTGTTGCGTGATATGCACCATTGCGGGCGAGTTAGATGCTCTTCACTATTTCGCCAAGGGCATAAGAGACAGAATGCCCAAAGACTTAGCACCGAGGTGAGAAATGAACTATTACTTTGACGATAGGTTCTTTGTGGCAAGGGGCGAGGAGTTAGAAGAAATGACAATCAAAGATGGCGATAGGCTCATAGCTCAATTAAGGTCAAGGGCTTTAGTTAATAAGACGGTTAGCCTTGAGATATTCTTAAAGCACACCAATCCTATCTACTGGCATTTTTATCAGAAGGAGAATAAGAACTAATGAACTCATTAAGAGATAACAGCGTGCTTTTGACTGCAATAAGTGGGAATTAAAGGAGGGAATATGGAAATCAAATTAGACTGGGAACAATGGAAGTTATTGAAGGAATTATTGAGAGTCGCCGAAATGCTAGAGATGAAAACAACTACTGGTTCAGCGAGATTGGATGACAAGGATACCGAGATTGATATTCACGAGAACATAACCATCACGCTTCCAGGCTGAAATGAAAATTCTCGTAGGCTACAAGACAAATAATGAGCAGACAAGGGTTTTCAGAATCATAAAGGATAATGGCGATGGCACTTATCAGGCTTGTTCTTTTATGGTAATGGACAGGCTTGATGGCACAAAATACTTATCAGAAGGAATAACAAAGAAGAGAAGCCTTCATTCTATAAGAGAAGAAGACATAGGAGATGTGGGATTATGAGAGAGATAAAGTTTAGGGCTTGGTATGAGCCAACAAAAGAAATGCTCCTTGATGTTTCTGTGGCTTCGGTAGGGTGGATTTACAAGGACGGGCGGTTTGATACACATAATGACTATGTTATGCAATACACAGGACTCAAAGACAAGGACGGAGTTGAGATATATGAGGGAGACATTGTTTACACTGGTGGTTTGAATTGTGTTGCGGAGTGGCTAATTGGCGAAGCTCGCTTTCACTTGAGAAGACAGGGCATTCAATCTATCCCTCAATCTACACACTTGGACAATGTTCATAAGGCACAGTATAAAGTCATCGGTAACATATATGAAAATCCAGAGCTATTAAAAGAAGCGGAGGTGAAGTGATGGCAAAATCTGCATATGTTGAAAAGGTAGATGAACAGAAAAACGATGATGGTAGCTTCAAGAGATTGCTTGTATATTGGCAGGGTAAGAATAGCCCTGATGGTGTTATTGACAAGGATATGATTCAAACCATAAGAACGGCTTTGGCGAATAATCTGCCTTGTGCAAGAGAATACGAAAAGAAGGGTAACTACTTTAATCTAACAAAGGTAGGTATGGAACGCAATCCTGAACACGATACCCTCCCCAGTCCAGAGGCATCAGTAGTAACAAAACCAGAGAAACCACAAGTAGCACCACAAGCAGTCGGTATGATTACTAAGGAAATCGGCGACAACATCAGGGCAGGCACGCTCTCTACCATATTTGGAGCAGAGATTGCTAATAGTCTTTTGGTGTGGTATCGCAGTCAAACACTGGGCATCACCCAGATTAACTTTGATGGAAAAGACCTGCCCAAATTCAAGTAAGGAGGCTTAAATGAGCAAGATAATATCAGATAAAGAGATTAAGGAACTCGCAATACATCCGCCTTATGGGTTTGAAGACTTGAAGTGGATAGCTAAAGCCCAGCGAGACAGTTCAAATAGGGAATGGATAGATGAGGTTGGTAAAATGATAACGCAACTTCTATCTCAAATGTTTATTGACGCTGAATACCACGATTTTGTTAGGGGGCGTTGGCAAGCCCTAAAACAGAAAGTAACAGGAGAATGAATGAAACAAGCACCCAAAGGATACAACCTGACACTAGCTTTCAATGAGATTCTCTATCTTGGAGTAAGACTGAAGTCCTTAGAGGATTTAGTGGATGCCATCTTTGATTTTCAATGTGATTTCCTTTGTGAACAGGAAGAAGCCACTAAAAGAGCATTCGGCTTTGCTTTTAAAAGAACCCTAAAACTTGAAGAGGAACATCGCAAGCTAAAGAAGAAACTTAATTATGCTCACCTTGATAAGAGACTTAAAGAACTCGGAGGGGAAATAGAGGGTTTGCATCTACATTACACCCAAAGCACCCTCCCCACTCTATCAGAATTAAAAGAACTCCAGGATAAGAAGGTTGATAAGCAATACACCATTAAATAATTTATTTATATAAGGGGTAGGTCGGCACTATGTTAACAAGGTTTTGGGGCATAATCGGTAGAATATGGGCCATTTTAGCCTTGATGTTAGTAGTGTTAGTAGTGTTAGTTCTTGTTAGTAATTGTTAGTCTGTTAGGATTGTTAGTATTGTTAGGAGATATGGATGCCTGAGATTACACGCTACGACATAGAGATGTGGATAAAGACAGTGGCTACTGGGGAGTTTCACTATAAGAATGTGTTGGGGCTTGGTGGAGTGCTTACCCCGAAAGAGGATAACAAGCTCAGGGGCATAATCTTTGAATTGTGTAGGGCTAACATTTGTGAGTCAATCGGTAGGAGAGATGGTTTTTATAGGCCTGTGGGGGATGGGGTTCAGCCCTTAGATTTTACAACCTTGAGACCAAGGGATTTCCCCGTGATACTGCCGTTTAATTTAAGGAAGTATGTCTTTATCTACCCAGACACAACCATAATATATGCTGGCTCAAAGAGTTCGGGGAAGACGGGGCTTATCTACGCAACCATAGCACTCAATATAGGCAAAATAAAAATGAAGCTGTTGAGCAATATGGAGGGGGGGAAAGAGCAGATATATGATAGGTTTAAGGCTATGAATATTGACCTGGCAACGCTACCCAAGTTTATCTATCCAGTTAATGCTCATTTCCACGACCACATAAAGGATAAGGATACCCTGTATCTGATTGATTATATAGATGCACCAGAGGGGGATGATTTCTATTTAATAGGCGCTCAAATAAAGAAAATTGACCGCAAACTTCAAGGGCTAAACAGCATTGCCATTATAGCCTTACAGAAACCATCAATGAGGGATACTGCCTTTGGTGGTGAGCAGACATTGAAAGTAGCCTCATTATATATCGCAATGGATAGCCACAAATTAAAAATCGTGGATGCTAAAGTGCCCGCCAACAAGAAAGTCCACCCCAAGAATATGCAGTGGACATTCCAATATGACGATGAAGGCACGAGCTTCACCAATGTAGAGAAGTGCTATGAATAAACCAACTAAAGCACAAAGGAGATAGAGATGGATAAAGAGGCACAGATTTATGATTTATTACTGGAGATTTTGACCACACCTTGTTTGCAGTCAAAGCAAGGTGAGGCATACCGATTGGCGAAGCTCCTTTATGGCGGGGGCTACCGCAAGCTACCCAAAGATAAACCACCCTTGTTGGGCGAGGAAAAGGTTTTTGAGCTTTTAGGCATAACTGAATTGCCGAAAGCAGATGAGGCCATCATTATGCTTCATCAAGATGTTGCATTTGTTGGGAAGATAGCTCAAGCCCAAAGGGAAGCAGATATTAAGCATTATGAAACTGACTAAAGAGCAAATCGCCAAAGCCTCTAAAATAGCCGTTAAGAATGAGAGGGAAGCGGTGAAGGGTTTTGACGGGCAGAAACTTGGCAGGTGGAAGGCGTATTGGGACAGCATAATTTTCACACCCAGTCTAAAAAGAGAAGATAGTAGGGAATGCTTAAAGAGGAGTAAGGGGAAATGAAACCTAAAAATCAAGGCATTAAAGTTACCATTAGTTCTGGTGGGCGTAGCGTTGAAACTACCCCTGAGAAAATGAGACAACTGGCAGAACTGTTAAAGCACAAAAGCCCGCAAGAAGTTAGGGAATACTTAAAGAAACAGAAGGGGGATAAGTGAAAGTAAAGATTGACCCACTTGATACGCTCTTCAGTAAATATATCAAACAAAAGGCGGGTGGCAAGTGTGAGTTCTGTGGGCAAAGTCCTAGTTCTATGGGGTATCACACTCATCACGGGGTAGCTGGAAGGCGATACTTAAACACACGATGGAAAGAGGATAACTGCGTGGCTCTGTGTCTAGCTTGCCATAACCTTTTAGGGGATTTCCCTAGTATAAACCAAGACTTCTTTAGGAAACGGATAGGCACTAAGCGAATGGAAGAACTGGAGGTGGTTGCTCGCACCTACAATAAGATGACCAAAGAGAGAAAGGAAGCCATCACCCTTTACTACAAGGAGAAACTGAATGACAGGCAACCTAAATAGAAAGTGTCCTCGTGGTTGTTGTGATGGTGACTTATTCTTGGAAGCCGACCCATTTGAAAAATTGATTATACACTGCACCCTTTGCACAAGGAGATGGGATGCTGAAACTGGCAAGTTATTAACCTCAGTAGAAGCACCGAGTTTAAGGGGGCTAAATAAACTAATCCATTCTAAGGCATTGGGGATATTAAACGATGGAGGTTAGAGATGGCTAATGAAGATTAACAATAAATGCTGTTGTTGTGGTGGGGTTGTAGAGGCTACTTATGAAAAGGGGGATGAGGTGGCAAGGGCTTTCGCAGAAGTATGTGATGTATGCCCTGAATGTTTTAAGGCAGGTTGCAGGGTTTTAACTGGAGAAAAATGCAAAGTAACGGGTAGAAGGCAGGTTCAATTATCAGATGGTGATAGGGCTGTAAGAGATTAACAGATAGTAGGGCTTTGAGATAATGGAGACTGCTAAAATAATACTAGATTTATGTGGTGGCACGGGGGCTTGGAGTCAGCCCTATGCTGACGCTGGCTATGATGTAAGGCTTATTACTCTACCTGAATATGATGTTAGGGAATATGAACCACCGCTAAATGTTTATGGAATACTTGCTGCTCCACCCTGTAATTGCTTTAGCAGGGTAGGGGCAAGGTGGTGGGCAAGGCAGGACTCACAGGGTAAAACGGCTGAGGCAATGGATGTGTTCAGGGCTTGTTATAGGTTGTGCCAAGAAGCTCAAGTATTTTGGGCTTTAGAGAACCCACCTGGCAGACAGGGGGGGTTAATGCCTGAAATACCGAGACCATCTTGGCAATTCCAACCTTATTATTTTGGCGATGCTTGGGTAAAGCAGACTTATCTGTGGGGGCGTTTCAATATACCATTCCCGACTGAGATGTGTAAACCAGAAGCAACTATTCGGATGCCCTCTGGACACACTGTCGGTAAAATCTCTCGTATGTCTGGGAATACGCACCACAGAGCCATTACACCGCCAGGATTTGCTAGGGCATTTTATGAGGCGAACAAATGACAGATAAAGATTGCAAAACTTGTAACAAGAGAAAGCAGAGGAGGGTTTATGCCATTACCTAAACTTGGCACGCCTCAATGGGCACAAGAGATAAGGTTCTTTCAGCAAGCTGGTTTAGTGGAACGGGCTGAACGGGCTAGAGCGCTGAATATGCAACCGCCCTCTTATGATAGGAGGATGAGAGAACGGGGGATACGCCGAAAGCCTGATATACCCATTGAAACAATCAGAAAGCCCATTATCATAAGGCATTCAGGTGCTAATGTTCCGCTAAAATTACAAACCAAATCTGGCATCAAGACACTTGCTATTCTAGGGGATACACATAATCCGTTTCAGGATAAGCCAATCCTAGCTGTTACGGAGCGGTTTCTCGGTGAATTACAGCCAGATTATCTTATCTATAATGGTGATGTCAGCGACTTCTATCAGGTATCCAAGTTTGATAAGAACCCAGCTAGGTTGGATAAACTCCAAGATGATTTAGACAATACTGGGGATATGTTTGCTAGGCATCGCAAACTGTTGCCCAATGCTGAGATAATTCTAGTTGAGGGCAATCACGAATACCGCTGGCAAAAGTTTTTGTGGTCGTCTGCCCCTGCTGTTGCTTCACTGGATTGCTTGAGTATGGCAGAACTTTATCACCTCAAGGAATATGAAATCCAGCTTATTAGTTATGAGCAAGGCTTAATGATAAACGGCATCTTCCTTGTCTTGCACGGAGATATAGCCAGTATTCACTCTGGATATACCGCTAAGAGAATGTATGAGAAGCACGGGGGCTGTGGTATCTGTGGGCATTGCCATCGTGGCGGTAGTTTCTATAAGAGGGATAGATTTGGCACCTGGGGATGGTGGGAAGGCTTTTGCCTATGCCAACTCAATCCTGATTGGATACAGAACCCTAACTGGGTGCAAGGCTTCTCGCTAGTTCACTTTACTGAAAGGGCAAGATTCTATGTAGAGCAGATTCCCATTCTCGGCAGTGCCTTTATGTATGGTGGCAAGCTGTATGAGGCTGGTGAGTGATGGGATATATAATTGGCTTACTCGGAATGTGGATATTCAGCGATGGTGTATTGAGCATCACGCTCTATTATCACGCCCCAAGTTATGAGGGTAGCAAGAAGCAGACTTGGGGTAGAGACCACTGGGTGAGGGCTATCAGAATGGCCTGTGGTATAATTCTTATGGTTATTGGAGCAAGCATAAATTGAGGAGGTAGAAATGAAGAAGACACCTTTCCCTGGGTTGGGTTGGGGGGATAAATTCGGTATTCCCCCTGATATGTGCTCGTAATGAAAGTCGTAGAGATAACTTGGCTTGATGCTGCTTGCGAGTCGGCTCAATTGGATTTAGAACACGCTAAAAATGTGAAGCCGATGTTGCGCCACAATGTAGGCTATTTGTTAAGCAAAAACAAGGATGGTGTTCGCATTTGCTTTGGAGATATAGGAGAAGGACACCACCAAGTCTATGAGAATACTCTAGTCGTGCCCCTTAAAGATGTTCAGAAAATCAGGGAACTATGATTAACCTTGAACTACTGATAGAGATGCACATCTGTGCGGGTTATTGCATCTTAATTCACTGGCTCTGGGATAAGTGGAGGCATCGCAAGGGTTAATCCTTATTTATTCAATCTTATTAAGGTTCTGGTGGGGGAGCCAGCCACCTACCTCTGTCCTGCCACACACCCGTAGGGCTGGCACTGCTTATTATGGCTGTCCCTCTACTCCCCCGTTTATTTAATCCTTCTTAGGCCAGCGTTCCCCACAATGTCTACAAATATATTCATTAGTTCTAGCCAGGTATTCAATCCTAGACGACCAATTACATCTTGGACACTTGAGTTCTTGAGTCATTATTTATTCTCCTTTATTAAGCCTTTCTTGGTCAGTTTACCTAGGGTTTCTTGAGGTAGTGCCGTAATGTTTTGGAAGTTATCGGTGGTTATATGCTCATACATAATACTTTGTATGGCAGCTAACTCATTCGGGCTATAATCTCGCACCACATTAAAAACCCCGACACCTTTAGTAGTTAATCTAATCATTTCTCACCCCCCTTACTCCTCTTAGCTTTATTCCAATAAGGACTACGGCACTTGGCACAGGTAACAGGTGAAGGAACCCTGGGTATCCATACATAGCCACAGCGTTTACATTCTAGCGTAGGTAATTTAACCATTATAACTCCTTCTTTAATAGTGGCTTGAACTCTCCCTTAATTAAGTTGAGAGAGAAGTCTACCAATTCTTCGGGGGAGCGAAGCATCAAGAAGCACAACTTTCTCCCCACTTGCTCTAGTAGCTTCCTTTTCTCTTCTTGTTTAGTCATTATTTGCCCCCCCCTTTAGGGTAACAAAGATGTTTCATTTTGCGACCATCAAATCTATCTTCTGGTTTTCCATACTTCCGATAGTAATGTAAGTTACCGCACTCTCCACATAGAGTCCTATAAAACCAGTGGAACTGCCTTTGGGGAGAAGCAACGGCATAATTTTTCATCTTACTTAACCCTCCTTACTTTATTTACCTAAACTATAATGGCGCTAAACTTCTAGTAAATCCTCTGTTTTAATTCTAGCCCAATATTTATGCCCATTCTCGCATTCAAATGTTACATCCTGATAATCCTGAAATTCCCGCATTGGGTCTAGTATGGGCTTTAATTCCTGTTTGCACTTTGGGCATTCCATTCCCTTGCCTCCTTTACTTTTTGGTAGCAGTCATCGCAGAAATCTCTAAACCTCTCTACTTCTCTAGTTATAACAGGAACCCTCCAAGCTCGCCTGATTTCCTGCTTGCAACTCCAACACTTCATTTTAACCTCCTTCTCTATTACTGATTAAACTATGATGATGCTTTATTCTCTTCTTCAGAAAGGGCTTCCTCAAGCTGGAGAGCAAGGCGGTTAATCTCTGGTAGCACATCAGCTATATCATTAACCTTGCGGTAGATGCCCTCTATATCATCCCATTCCTCATCTGCATACCCTCGGAGTTGGTTGAGGTGTCCCTCCAATCGGTTAAGTCGGGAATGAATAGCCTTGCGATAATCTTCTGGCTCCATTTCTTACCTCCTTATAATTGATTATCTAAACTATGATGACTAGCTCATACATTTCCAAGTGGCATCAATTAGCCTTGGCAGTGGTAGGTTCATATACTTCTCTTGGTTCTCAGGTTTGAGGTTCTCAAATACTTGAACGATTGCAGATGCCGTGAAAGTGTCAAGCCATACCCAGCCCCTGCTATGCCCTTGAAAAGCGTTGTCCTTGCAGTCGTATTGATTCCCTCTTCTATGCTTGATTTGTTGCACCCCTTCATCTAGTGCCTTCTTTGCTGCCTCATAAACTGTCATTGCTCACCCCCTTCATTTACTGTCTAAACTATAACACACACAAACAGTATTGTCAAGCTTTTATTACCCTACATAACACAGCATCTTGCGCCTAGTATGATTATTTATAGAGAGCATACTTGCATTGTTAAACACCACGCCAAAGCACGCAAGCCCGCTTGAATCAGGCTCCAACTTCGTATAATAGCTATTATGTCTAGTTGTTTGAGCCTAATCTATGGGAAAGGGCTTATTCTCCAGGTCTCTCAATACGAAGGGGCTATTCAAAGTGCCTCACTCGCAAAGGTAAGATTTAACCCCAAGTAACCATTTTCTAATAATAATGACCAGGTTGACATAAGATACTTGCATTAGATAGTTGGGTTATGGTATAATTGAGATATGTTACAAGGTGGGGCAAAGAAGGACTATCAGCCTGGATATATGAGGGATAGGAGGGCTAAATTGAGACTAGAAGGCACTATATTAGACCCTCCGACATCAAATCCTGTGCAACCCAAAACTATTATACCTAGATGGACGCTACATCCCAATCGGCTCGGCAGCCCAGATAGAGGGAATGAGCCCGTATTGGTTTTAGAGATAGACGCTGATGGCAATGCTATTTATGAAGGTTAAAGCCAGCTACCCTTACCACCGCTGTCGTATGACGGCGTGTAACGGAGAGGGCAGGTAAGTAGATGCAGCTTCACTTCGGTGATAATGATGGCTACTAGCTGGCTATTTATGAGGAGGGATGATGGATAATATTTATAGCTCAAATGTTGCGAGTGGGGGGTTTGTCTACTACTTTTATAGCGAGGCACACACCCCTTGGCTTACAAGTGAGTTGCCATAACAATAGTAGTGCAAATGGGCTAGGGTGAACGGTGAGACACTAGTTAACTCAGAGCATCTAGTAGCTCTAGCCCGTATGTTATAATTAAGTATAAGACACAAGGAGGTTAATATGAGTGAACCTGGAAAGAAGAGGACTGGGTGGGAGGACACTACTCCTCACGCACCCGCACCAGTAAAGAAGTCCCCTAACGGTATGGATAAAGAGCACAAGGTTACAAGAACGGTTAAACCTTACCCTACTTTGCAGAAGTGAGGCTGTCTCATATCAGGTTACTATACAGGTTAGTTGAGAAATTAGAGGGTGATGGGCATGAAGTCGTTTTGACGATTAGGGCACACCATCACAAGCAATTAATTGTAGTGGTAAACTTGCATAGTGGGGATATAGAGCAACTTACCGATATTAGGAAGGTAGAGGGAGGATAATGCCTCTAACTAAAAAGGGCAAGAAGATAAAGGCTTCTATGAAGAAGCAATATGGTGCCAAGAAGGGCACGAAGGTTTTCTATGCCAGCCAGAACAAGGGTGTTATTAAGGGAACTCATAGATGATTCCACAAGAGAAGATAGATAACATACGGCTGTGGTTGGGTCTTACCAAGGCACAGCGTGCGAGAAGGGGCTTACCGAAGACCGTTACGGCGATGACCAGGGAGTGGGGGGTTTCTAGGGAGACTATCAGGCGACTTTCTATGAATACGGTTGCCAGGGTGGAATCCGAGGAAGTAACCAAACAGCAAGAGATTGAGGAAGTAATCGCCAATCTCAGGGTATTATCCAAACACAATTCCCAGGCAGCTAAAACGCTACTCCAATTTCACGGCGTGCTTACCGAAAAGCAGGAGGTAACCCACAAACTTGATGGCAGTCTCATTACAAGAGAAATCCTTAGAATTAGACGAGAACTCCAAGATTCAGGAATGGCTACGGTGTTCACTGAGCCCCGAATACTTTCTGAGGAATCATTGCTTCCTCCAGGACAGAGCGAAGAAGGCTACAATCAGGTTTGAACCCTGGCCCCATTTAATTGACCTGATTCACCTGTTTCTGGAAGAGAAGCTCATTATTATCCTGAAAGCTAGGCAACTGGGTATCAGTTATCTGGTGGCTGGCTACTGTCTCTGGATGGCTAAATTTAACGAGAATGTTAAAGTCCTCTTTCTCTCTCAAGGGGAGGAAGAGGCTTTTGATTTACTGGCTAAATGTATCTTTATAGACAACCACCTGCCCGACTATCTTAAAACCACCAGATACCCAGACCAGAAAGGGGTTATCGGGTTTCCTGATAGTGGTGGTGAGATGAAAGCTCTGCCCTCCACTGAGAAGGCAGGTCGTTCTACAGATGCCTCTATTGTGGTCTGTGATGAGTGGGAGTTCCATCCCTATGCCGAGCAGAACTTCGCTGCCCTGAAACCCACCATCGATGCCGTAGGTGCCCAGTTCATAGGATTGTCTACTGCTGACAAGACCAAACTGATAGAGAAATCCTTTTTCAAGCAAAAATACAAAGGGGCTATGGCAGGGGACAGTAATTTCAAGCATCGCTTTCTATCCTGGGAATTGAGACCAGGGCGGACTCAGGAGTGGTTTGCTGACACTGTTAGAGACTTGCGCCCTTGGCAAATAGAGCAGGAATACCCATCATCAGAAGACCAAGCCCTAGCTACCTTGGGCAGTATTAGGTTCTTTGATGCCGATGCAGTAGATAGATTGTATCGAGATGTGGATGAGCCGATGGATATTGATGTTTTCAAGAAGTGGCCTTCGGTGAGAATTTATAAACTGCCTGTGGTCGGGAATAAATACTGCCTCTTTACCGACCCATCAGACGGCAAGGAAGACCCACACGCTACAATCGTGATAGACGGCGTTACCTTTGAGCAGGTAGCTGAATCTCACGGCAAGGTGCCTGCCGATGAAGCGGCTGATATTCACGATGCGCTGGTCAGGTTTTACAATAATGCCTTTAACGACTTTGAGAAAAACGCCTTTGCTGGAGGCAAATTTCAGGAAACAATTGAAAACTTAGGAACTCCCAATAGGCATTATCAGAACAAGAAAAACAAGGAGGGTTGGTGGACTGGTAAACCCCAAAGAAAGTTGATGATTTGGGGATTGGAGGAGGCTATTAGACATAATCTTATCAGGGTGCATTCTAAGGAGTGCATCGTGGAGTTCGGTCAGTTTATGAAACCTGAAGGGGAAGAGCCTCAAGCACCAACAGGGGGACACGATGATTACATCTTTGCCTGGGGTGGAGTTTGGCAAATAAGAAAGGATATGCCAGTTGGCGAGTCCAGGATTATATCAATGAAATACCGTGAAGGCGAAACGGGGGGTAGTTTATGGCCAAGACGATTGATGAGATAAGACGAATTAAGGACTATTATACAGGGGACTTATATGTAGCACTGAGGGCCGAACAGAGCGAAGACCAGTCCTATATAGAAGACTCCTTTGCCGTGCCTGAAGTGAGGGCACCACATAAGGTTATACGCTCTGGTATCGGCTATCAGGTAGTGAGTGCACCAGGGGAGCAAATCATCACCGCTAACCCTCAAGCCTTTGTCTCCGTTGCCCTCAAGACGAATGAGAAGTCTGCCGACAATATGAGCAGGGAAATAAACGAAAACTGGATATATAATCTCAAGAGGCAATTACCTAACATTTTCAAGGAATCCGTGAAGAATAAGTTGGCACGAGGAGAGAGTTACATTAAGGTTGTGCATAACGAGTTGTGGGTGACTGGCAAGCAATTAAGGTATGGAATGCCAGTGATTTTTATGGCACCTGACCCGATGGTTATCTATGGCTCCCCAGAAGAAGATGATTGTGGCTGGACACCCAATATTGGCGTGCCAAACGCAGTTGTGGTGTTTTATGAAAGACAACCCCTAGATGTAGTAGCACGCTATCCCAGTTGGGAAAATCCAGATAAGAAAGAAAAGAAGGATATGGTGCAGTGGTTTGAATACTGGGATAAGGATGTTAGATATTTTGAAGCTAACGGCGTAGCGATGCTGAAGGGTGGGGTACAACCCAATCCCTACGGCTTTGTCCCCTTTGTTAGAAAGTATTCGGGCTTTGGCAAGCGCTCCCCACAGGGTCGCTTACAGGACTTGATAGTGAGTGATATTCGCAGGTCTAGGGACTTAATCAAGCAGGAATGTGCGATTAGAAGCGACATTGCCTCTATAATGCATATGTTTGCCCATAAGCCCATTACAATCGTTATTCCTGATACGGCAACTATTAATGAAGAAGCCCTAAAGAACCTTGATTTTGGCGAATACGCCCTGAATATTCTACCCCTACCAGAAAGCACCATAACCAAGGTGGATTATGGTTTGAACACTATCCTACCCTCCCCCGAAGCCTTCCAGCACTTGAGGGATATACGGAGTGATATTCAGCAAAGGCATCCGTTTATAATGTCAGGCTTCCCCCTTGGCACCAGTGGTAGGCAACAGGATATATCCCAAATGGCTGCTATGAGGCGTTTTGATACTATCGTTGAAAACACGGAAGACGAGTTTGCCACAGCCTTTGAGATGGGAATGAAGATATGCAATAAGATTCCCAGTTTACGGCCAGACAGTTTAAGAAAGGTTGACTTAACGATTGATTATAAGTGTGAGGTCAAGCTCAAGGCTGAAGACCCGATTGAGCAGGATAGATTGGCGACACTGGGTAGCAGACTCTATGGAACAGACCCCACCAATCGCCAGATAGACCTGAAAACTAACTTGGTTCAATATCAGGGATATACGCCAGAGAAGGCAGACGAAATCATAGACGATATGCTGGTGGATATGATTACCTTTGGAAGCCCTGAAGTAGCTGAACTGATGGCACTCAAGGTTGCTGAGAAGGCTGGAATGCGGGAGGAACTGGCATTAATAAAAGAAGCACAGCAACAGGCAGGTGGGGGAACTACACCGACTGAAGCGAGGCGAAGCAGGGGTGAGACAAAGACTGGGACTGGCAGGGAGATGATTGATGAGGCTTTGAGAAACCGTGGGGCAAGGAAACCCCCAGAAAGATATTTTAGGGGGAGCAGATGAGGGAAAACCCATTTGATAGGATAGTTGATAAGACAATGGCTCGTGTGGAGCGGGTTTCCAACAAGATTGGCAGGGACTTCAAGAATATGAAGCCCTTTGATAAAGAACCCGTATCTGACGAGGATATGCTGGCTTCTTACGATATGCTCACACCTGAAGATATGGGTTCTTTAATTCAATATCACGGGGAGGAAGCCCTAAACGAATTTATCGGAGAAATGGAGATGAAAAAGAGGGGAAGTTATTATGGCTGATGGTGAATCCCGACAACTCTTAGAAGAGTATTTAACCAGATTACAGCGTTGGCTTGAACTGAAAGTCGCAAGGGGCGAAATTACTCAGCAAACCTATCAGCAAATGATGATGGATGCTGGGCGTGCTGTTAATGAACCAGGTAGGTGGGGTTGGGGTTATCGTTGGTATGACAAGAATATTGACCAACTACTTGAGCAGGGAGACATTTCACTCCCCTACTTTGATGAGATAATGGTCAAGCGTGGGGATTACTGGCTGTGGGAAGAGGAGATGCGTTCACAGCAAACATCACTTCGGCAAGCAGGGATAAAAACCCAGCAAGCCCAAGCCAAGGCTCAAACCACTAAGGAAGGTTATATTCCCTACCTTGATGCCTATTTAAGAAAGAAGGGTGGAATAAGTCCTGCGGAACGACAGGAAATACTCGCCGATGCTTCTCAACAAATTGAAATGGGTGTTCCCCCACAAAGAAATCGCTATTATACCGATGTGAGAAGCTGGTTAAAAGAGCAAGGTCAGGAATTTGGAGCTTTGGTGGCTATAACACACCAGCAAAACTTATCGGCTCAAAGAAAGTGGTTTGCAGAGATGGAGACAAAGAAACTCCAAGAGCGGGCAGATGTTTATGGACGAGGGCAGATAGCCGAATGGGGTGGTGCTGGTGGTGGCTTAATACAGAAGAGACAGGCTGAATTAGGGGCTTTCAAACAATGGCAGCCGAGGGCATTAGGTCAATTAGAAGAACCAGTAGATTGGATTGAAAGGTGGAGGGTTGAACATATGATGCCACCCTTCTTGCCAGGGCAGGCTGGTGCGTATCTTACCCCTGAAGCTCAGAAGTATTGGGGGGCAACTGGGCCAGAAGCTCCAAGTTGGTTAGCACAATTAGTTCCTGGATTAGAGGCAGGGCAAAGATTACCGAGAGAACCTAGATACCCATTACCCAGTCTCTCTAAAGAAAGCGACCTCCAATATGGGCAACTCACCGCCCCTACACCAAGCTGGCGGTGGTTTGAAGAAACACCCTGGTCAACTAGAGAGAAATACAGGGGTTATGCCCAGTGGGCTGGCAGGTCTTGGCAGGACATAATGGAAGAGGCTACCAAGGGAAGAAGGTCTTATTTGGAAACGCTACCTCAAATGCCGAGAGGTGCAGGTGCGACAAGGTGGCGACCTGCAGGGCAGAGGTAAAATGACATACTGGGTATCCAAGGACTGGAAAACACTCATCCCCTATAGAGAAGAGGAAGAAGAGAAGTCTTGGTGGGAACAATTATTTCCACCAGGGGATGTCGGTGTTTCTGCAAGGATGACTGCTACTACCCCTTATCCTATACAGCCTTTAGGGGAGGAAGAGCAATTAAGGGAGAAGGCAAGGCAAGCTGGGGAATCTCACTATTGGTCTGAAGCAGAAAAGGCGTGGAAGTTGGTAGAGGCACCTGAAGAAGTTCCGTTCTCTCGTATGCCCTTTGCACAACAAATAGACCCCTTGGGGGAAGTTGCTCCATTTAAGCAGATAGGGGAAGCAATGACCTCGCCTGAAGCCGAGACTACCAAGGACATCTTGAGTCTTATTGGTTTGGTGGGGACTCTGGGTGTTGGTGGTTATCAGGTGGTTAGGGCGAGTTGGCTTGCTTTCTTGAGGGCATCCCTTACGAGGGCTTTCCAATCTCGTGCAGCCGAAAGGGGAGTGCAGATTTCAAGAGCCGAAGCAGAGCTTTTAGCCAGACAAGTGGTTCACGGGGAGTTTCGGGCCATACAGAAAGCTGCCCCAGGGGTGACAATAGAAAGGTCTACACGATTTAGAAAGACTTGGTTAACCAAGGAAGCCCTGAGACAGATGTTCAGGTTGACTAAAGATGGATATAAAATGCCTGACCCTACCAAAGCTCAAATAGCAGCCAGAGATGCCTCTGATGTAGCTGATGATATTATTGGGGCACTTATCCCTCGTGGCACTCAAACAGGTGCTATGGCAATGGGGGGTAAACCATCCCCTAAACCCTTTAGTGAACTTACTCAATTACCAGTAGGTATTACAAAAGTTCCTGAAGTTTTAACGCCACTAGAAGGGGGTGTGGCTTATCTGCCTCCAACATTGGATGTGGCTACTAATGCCCAGAAAGTATATGCTCATAAAATAGCCGAGCGGAAACACTTCACGGAAAAGGCACGCAGAAAGTTAGCCAAACTCTATACGGGCAAGCGTTCTATGCTGGATATGACTGAGGAAGAAGCCCAGACCTTTATTGAAGTGCTAGAGGCATTACCTAAAGCCCGTTATGAAATTAGGGCAGGTAAAAAGGTTTTTGTTGCCCCAACTATACCTCGCACTAAAGCAGTCGTGCCTGAGAACTTTTTCAATCTTAAATTCAAAGAACCTACCCCTATCAGGTTTTTCACCTCACAAGAGTATTATACACAGGTATTAGGAATAAAACCCTTGGTGAGACCTCTTGAGTTAGCCAAACAGCGTTTTGATTTAGAGCATCAAGCCTTTGCCAATGCAGTAGAAATGAAAATAGAAAGCCTGAATAAGATTGCTGGTACATCTACGGCAGAAAAGATAGCCAGTAAGGTTAAGAATGTGCCCACTAAGGCTGAAAGGGCAATGAGAGATTTGCTCAATGAGTTTGAAGACCCCCCAGCCTTTCTAAGCGCCGAAGAGAGGGAAATCTTTACCTGGTTTAGAAACCTGAATAAGACAATGCTAAGTGGGCAGAACGAAGTCAGGGCACTGCTCGGTATAGACCCCATCCCATACCGCAGGGCTTATGTGAGGCATATAGCCGAGGGGATGGCATTGGAGATGTTGCAGGGCATACACCCATTCCCAGAAGGATTGAAATACTGGTCAGAAAGACTTGTAGGCAAGAAAGTCTTCAACCCGATGGAATACCAAAGACAGGTAGCTGACGATTTGGAGCAGTATTTCACTAGGGACTTGGCGTTTGCAACTAAATCAATGCTCTGGACAGGATTAAAGGAAATCCACCTATCACGCCCCCTGCTGGCTTTTACAGAGCAACTAACAGCTTTCACTAAAGATTTACCTGCTTATGAAAACTTGTCGGTGGAGGAAATCGCTAGGGTTAGAAAGATGTCTGTTATGCCTGCATCTACTAGAAAGTGGCTTGAGAATTATGTGAATCAAGTCATTAAAGGGCAACCCACTGGGTTGGATATGGAGATTAACAGGATATTTATGGGTGAGGGAATGAGGGGTGTGGTTAATAAGATGCTGGTTCCCTTTGGCAGAAGTGTGGGGCGCCTTCCACTTACGAAGTTGGGACAGATACTGGGTAGAACCATTATGGCGGCTGTGCTGGGGCCATTAAGGGTTAAGCTAATTATAAGAAACAAGCACCAGCTAATGCAGAACCTAGCCCTCTATACTCTCAGAGCTAACATTAAGGGGGTGCTTATGCCCTCTACCGTTCAGATGGAGGAGTTCTTTGCCCAGAGCACCTTTCTGAAAGGTTACACTGGACTTGAGGAGTTGCCTGCTGGATTGATGAATAAAATTGAGAAACTTTGGCACGGAGCATATAGGTGGTCGGCTGTATCCAATGCCCATACTGCTATGAAGGTGGCTTATTGGGATACCCTGGATTTGATTACTAATTCTAAATACAAAACCCTCGGTTGGGCTGACCCACAGCGAACCTATAAAGAACCCAAGGAATTTCTTTATCCTAGCGAAAAACAAAAAATGCTGTATGAAATGGAGTGGGGGGCTGGCGCTACGCAGTATTCCTACATAGCAATGGGAATGCCCGAAATATTCCGACATAAGGTTTTAGTCCCGCTCACAAGGCTACAATCCTGGTGGATGAACTACTTCTTCAGGTTTCATAGGGAGGCTATGACCAGAGCACTCACAGGGAAAACGGGTTATGGTGCTAGATTGCCTTGGAGCAGGCGTTTAGCTTATTTGAAATATCTCATACTTGGTGGAGGGATTCTTACAGCCTTGGGCTATAAGAGGTCGTTCTTATTGGGTGTGGTGCCTGATACTATGTCCCCCGCCATGCAAATGGCAATGGGGCTTTATGGTTATGTAACCGCTGATAGCGATTACGAGCGGAAGAAATCTCTAAAAAACATATATTATTCTTGGAAGGCGTTTGTGCCTGGCTCATTGACCTTCGGTGATTTTTATGATGTTTGGACGGGTAAAAAGCCGTTAGTATCATTGTTCTTCTATAAGGGTGGTTTGCCTTATCCTCAAGAGGAAAAGGGGAAGAAATTCAGACCGCCTACCCTACGACCTAAATAATTTTATTTCTTGAGGCTTAATCGCTCATCAATCCATCCAACTATACAAGCGAAAATCACAAAAAGGGCAAGGGCAAAAACGCTCTGGCAGAGCCAAGCAAAATTATTTGGATGAGGAACAAATAGGGCTAAAAGCAATACGGTGGTGGCTACACTCAACCAGATTAAATATGGTTTCTTCCTCATATAACTATTATACAACGGGTTGTCAAGTCGCTAAAAGGGCGTGTGCTATAATTGATATAGGGTATCATCACTCGGAAGATACACTATAGGAGGTTAACAAAAGAATATGCCACAGGAAGAGAAGAAGACTGAAGAGACTTCTACTCCAGAGGAACAGCTTGCATCTCTACAAACTGAACTCACAGAGACTAAAGAGAAGCTGGCGGAAACCGAGAAGGGTTTATCCACAGCACATCGGACACTCACTGCGAAAGATAAAGAGGGCAAGCAAAGGGCAAGTCTCGAATCCCAGATAGAAAGCATTGGGGACAGAGTAAAGATACTTGCTTCCATTATTGCGCAAGGTGGTGGGCAGACGGAAACTGCATTTGAGGAAACCGTTGCTGCAAACAGACCAGACCTTCTCAAGACCTATGAGGACTTGGAAAGAAAACACGAAGAAAAGCGTAAGCAAACCGACTTTGAGGGTCGGGTTAATGAATATGAGGGTAAAGTATCTGGCTTGGGACTTACACGCAAGGATGACGAATACTGGGATGTTTTTGACTTGGTAAGCAAGGGGCGATTTGATAGGGCTGATATGAAGCTCGAAAGGATTGCTGAAACCAAGGATAAGAAACCCGCAGAATCATCTGAGGCGAGTGAGACTGAACTGGAAAAACGCATAGAAGAGGGGGTGCGCAAGAGGATGGAAGATGAGGGCTTGCTCAAGACTGAAACTGGTGGGCCTTCGGGGTCTGCTGGTGGCAAGACATATACCAAAAAGCAAGTTGGGGATATGTCTCAAAAAGAATATCGAGATGCCTTCCCCAGTGATGACGACTTCTGGACAGCCGTTGCTGAGGGAAGGGTTAAAGAAGAATAAAGGTCGAGTGGAGCGGTGAGCGTGTAAGCTCTAGTTAAACTAAATATAAGGTGATAAAGAAACAATGGCAATAAGTGCGAAACTTATGACCAATGTCAATGTCGCAAACTGGATTCCGACAATTTGGTCAAAACAGGTGCTTGCAGCCGTTGAACATTCGTTAGTTACTGGTGCGCTGGTTGACCGCTCTTATGAGCAGTATGCTAGGGCAGGCGGGAGTAGAATTGTTGTGCCTAATCTGGCAAACCTTACTGCTGCTGCTGTTAATACTGACCAGGATTTAACCCTTTATGGAGCAACCCAGGGTGCTACCAACATTGATGTAAACTACTTCTTCGATGTTGGCGTGGGTCTATCTGACATAGAGGACTTACAGATTAACCCTGACTATATGGAGAAGGTGAAGGGCAAAGTAGCCTATTCATTGGCACAGGTGATTGACTGGAACACTAACGCATTGTTCGCTGGCTTTGATACTGCTGTAGGCACTACTGGTTCGGCTCTTACTGAGGACGACCTGATTGAAGCTTACGAGAACCTGAACGAGGCAGATGCGCCCTTTACTGACAGGGCGTGGGTCTTTGACCCAGAATCCATTACTGACCTACTGAAACAGGACTACTTCATCAGAATGGATTATGTCCCTGGTAGCGTGGTTTCACAGGGTTTCCAAGGCAGGCAAATCTTTGGTTCGCCAGTATACATTTCCACGAACCTGACTGTTTACGGCTCAACCAATGAGCATATGTCGGGATATTTCCAGAGAGAGGCGATTGCGTTGGTGATGCAGATGCAACCCAAGTTTGAGGTTGCCCGTCTACCGCTACAGCATTCTGATGCTATCATCGGTTTGTGTGCGTATGGCTTGATGGAAATGCGGGGCACCTTCGGAGTCCTGATTAACTGTAGAAGCTAGATTATCGGGGGAGGGGGGACTCCCCCTCCCCCTTCACTTGAAAGGAAGTGAGTGTGGGTAAACCTAAATTTGATTTAGCTCTCATTATTGTCTCTCACCGTGTAATTTCCGCAGCTACGGTTCACAGCTTAGAGAATCTACGCAATTCCACCAAGATAAGCTACACTCTCGCCCTCTTTATCGGTGATGCACTTATCAGCAGAGGGCGCAGTCAAGCCTGCTCCAGATTCCTCACGGAAATAGATGCCCCCTATATGATTTTCATTGATGACGACATTACTTTTACCCCTGAAGATATAGGCAAAATCTATCATCATCTCACTCAAGGCTACGATATTATCGGTGGCATTTACCCCGTCAGGGGTGCCTCCCAGTTATCCTCTTACGGCTTTGGCGGGAATCTGATGATTGATGGGCAAATCCGAGAGATAGAGTATCTGGCTACTGGTTTTATGGGCATCTCAAGGCGCATTTTAGAGAAGATGCGTGATGAACTTAAAATGCCGTGGGTTAATCCCAGTGATTGGGCACAGTGCTGGCCGTTCTTTGAGGCTAAGAGATGTCTTACTGACAGGGGATTAACCAGAACAACCAAGGCTTTCACAAAGAAATACGGGGTTTCCCTTCTGGATTTTGGCCAACTGATGAAGCATCTTGGCGTTCTTTCCAGACCAAAGGGCGACCCTATTTATATTTCTGAGGATTGGGACTTCTGCGAAAAGGCTCGCCAGATAGGGTGCAAGATATATGCAGATACCTCCGTGCAATTAGGTCATATGAGAGAACAGGTTTTCACCGCAGTGGATGTGCGCCAGATACAAACCAAGGAAACAATGGAAAAGGAATTTTATGGTGCTATTAACCATCAATCCGACCTTATGCAAAAGGTTGATGAGGACTTGAGTGAATTCCTGCATAGACCGATTGGTAAAATCCGAGAGCAACTCCCTACTGCTACATGGGAGTTGAGGAAGCAATGGCTCGTATATAAGGGCACCACGGAGGATTATTACAAAGACAACCTTTTGTATCTATTAGACCTGGCAGCCTTTAATCTCCGCCCCCTGTATTATCAGAATAGAATCGGGCAGTTGGTAAACATCTCAAAACTTAAAGTTCTGGACATTGGCTGTGGTATTGGCACGACGGTATTTATGATGGCAGAGCAGGGCAACGAAGTAGTGGGTTGGGATATTAATCAAAAGTGTATTGAATTTTGCAATTACAAGAAAAAGAAGTATAATTTAGGTGGGAAGTTTACCACAGAGAAACCCGACTACAGCCAGTTTGATTTGATAGTTGCGGTGGATGTGTTGGAGCATATTGAGGACTTGCAGGGTTTCTTGGTAGATTTGGGCAAGAATATGAAATACGGTGCCAAGTTTTACCACTCAGATTACTTCGGGAAAGATGATAAACCCGATGACAATGTTTGGCCGATGCACTTTACAGAAAACAAAGAGCACTTGCGTAAGTGGCTTGAAAATGCTAAACTAATTTCATGGGATGATTCTTGGGCAATTAAATCAAAGTGAGGGAGAAATGGATACCAGCGAAACTTATATCAAGATGTGTGATTGTGGAGAAATACAAAATATATGGAATCCTGAAGGTTTGGATTTTACACATCGCAGACTAGGCAAGCAGTATAAACACGGAACTATGCTTTGGCTCCCACGCCAAGACCAGTTGCAGGAAATGGTAGGAATAACACGGACTAGACTCATAACTGAGTTTGGCACATTTGCAGTTTGCCACGAGGTCAGGGGTGTTCTAGCACTTAACTATTATCGCTCAATGGAGCAACTCTGGCTTGCCTTTGTGATGAAAGAGAAACACGATAAAGTGTGGGATGGTGAATCGTGGATGAAAAAGAGCAAGTAGATATTATTCTTGGCACACATAACCACATAGAGTTAACGGCACCTTGCGTTGTAGCACTCTATGAATATACCGAGATTCCCTTTCGGTTGACAGTAGTGGATGATTCCACTGATGGCGTAACCCCCATATACTTTGAGAAACTGCAAGAAAAGAAAGGGAATATCAAATATATCAGACCCAGGAAGAAAATCACCAGCACCAATATGGTGATTAATATTGGTCTAAAAAACACCGATAGCGAGTTTGTGGTTTTCCTCGGCAACAGCACCATTGTTGAACCCAAATGGCTTAACGCTGCTTGGGGCGTTATTCATCAGCATCAAGACATAGGCATAATAGGCTTTAAGGAAGTATATCCCCAGGGACACATTGAGCACGCAGGAATACACTTCGAGCCAGGTATGCCACATCACACTAATTTTGGCGTGGGTGAACCTGCTCACAGGTGGACACATATAGCCGATGTGCCACTGGTGGGTGGTTGCCTCGTCTTATTCCGCAGATTAGCTGTCCCAGTAGGGGGCTTTGATGAAGATTACTATATTGGCTTTAGGGGCTATGACGATTTAGATAACTGCTTTCAGATGCACGAGAACGGGTGGCGCGTCGTATATTGCGGTCTAGGAACTGCGATACACAGGGCACAGGCGACACAAAGGGCTGATACTGAATTAGAGCAATACGCCAGAGAATACGATGAGAACCGCTTTCGCTTTTTGGCGAGGTGGGGAGTGCCACCCTTGGGAAAGAAAGATGAATGATATTTTTATAATAGCCGAGATTGGGATAAATCACAATGGCGATATAAAGATAGCCAAGCAACTCATTGATATGGCTAAAGATTGTGGTTGCGATGCTGTAAAGTTTCAGAAGAGGACTATTGATAAGGTTTACACGCAAGAATTCCTTGACTCCCCCAGAGAAAGCCCTTGGGGAACTACGCAGAGAGAGCAGAAAGAGGGTTTGGAGTTCGGGCTAGATGAATATATGGAGATAGACAAATACTGCAAGAAGCGCAAGATAGATTGGTTTGCCTCTGCTTGGGATATAGATAGCCAGTTCTTCTTAAAGCAATTTAATTTGAAGTATAACAAGGTTGCTTCAGCAATGATAGGCGACAAAGAACTCCTGCGTATGATAGCTAGAGAGGGGAAACATACTTTTATCTCACTAGGAAAAGCAACATCTGATGATAAATGCTTTACTACGGGTTTATTTGGTGTCCGTAATTGCCCATTCACTCTAATGCACTGCATACCCAAGTATCCCTGCCCTGATGATGATTGCAACTTAAAGCAGATACCGCTATTGAAGAAGATTTGGAAGTGTCCAGTGGGATACAGTAGCCACAATTCGGGCATTTTGCCCACTTCTCTTGCCGTGGCTCTGGGGGCAG